ATCGCAATAACTCCATTTGTATCACCGAATAGAAGTTTAGCCGGCGTAATCACATCTGATGCTAGCATCTGCGTTCTACCTCTGAAGGTTTATCGTCGTGAATAGTAACCTTTGCATTACGCTCCGGGTCGATATAGGAGTAAGAAGACTTAGTATTAGCAATGATATGTTCTACTAAATCCTTCTTAGATTCAGACCGCTCTCTCGCAGCGCTTTTAAGATCGTCTTGTATCTTCTTATTATTCTTGTCAATCAGTTCAAGAATATCATGCTTGCTGGAATCAGCTAATTGAACCCGTTCTACCACGGAATCATTTAGTTCCCAGAATTCAAATACTTTGAATGCTCTCAATCCTGTAGGAGTTTGTCTAATTTCCGCCAAGACAAAGGGCGCTTCCGAGAATGGACACATATCTGGATCGACACATAATACTTCGAGTGAGTCATCAATATCTTTGATTCTTTCAACAATTGCATGAGCACGCTTTTCTACCATCATATCACCAACCATGATAAAATCATCTTTACCCGGAAGGTGAATTGTTGCAGATTTATTATCTGTCATGCTGCCACCAATGCTAATGTCATAAGATCTGCAACAGTAGATCTAGATGTTTGATATCTAGCAGATAATCTGCTGCCAATTGGAATATCAATCCCAAAGCACGCAGGACTGGGTAGAGTATCTAATATACTCTCTGTAGCGCTGAAAGTAATAAAAATATTTGATACTATTGCTATCTCAGCAGCTACCGCCCCAATGCCAATATCAATAAGAATGGTACTGACTATATCAGCGCTAGCTGGTTGAGGGAATACTCCTAGCACACTATGGGCTGCTGTTGTGGCAGCTACAATTTGAGTCCAAGCTCCCTTAGTGTTTATAGCCCCCGAATGAGCTAAAGCAACTCCATTAGAAGCAGCTGTATTGAAACCATAATTTACTGGAGCGCCCAAAGCAGCAGCACTAGCCCCAGCAAATTTAAAATTAAGAAAAGCAAATACTTTAGAAACGACTAGACTTCTAGCTCGTACAGATACTCTAGATCCGGCAGGAATAAAACCTGGAACAAATACCTGCATCCGAGCGGTCATAAATCCTACTAAAGCACTAGCCCAAACAACTTCATTACCTACCGTGCCCAAACCAAATTCTAAAATACTAGAGGTATCTACAGTTGTAGCAGCATAGCTAGCTGCAAAAGTAAAATATATCCCTGTACTGTCATCAGATAAAGAAGGAACTACTTCAACCCAAGCTCCTGCTGCATGAGGAGTAGCACTAGCGGTGCACGTTATTGTTGTAATTAGTGATGCAGCTAAATCCACTTTATCATTTAGAGGGGGTGGAGGAAAAAGAGGATTAGCTACAGCACCACCAACAGAAGGTATTATTACATATCCAGCCATGTTATTCCTTAAACTTGAGCATATTGAACGAGCGAACCTTGCTTTGCAACAATCGCTGAGCTTGCCACTTCTGAGGCAAATCTAGCAATAACATTACCATCTGCTGAGGGAGTGATAAAGCCCTCAATTACAGCCAAGTTACCAGCTGTAGTTGGAGAAGTAGCGTTGGATGCTGCTGGTTGATCGTAAGCATTTAGAACTGCTGTACTGATTTGGTCAGTTCCAGTAGCTGCCAGCAAACCCCAACTAGTTTGATAAGTCAACAAAGTAAAGGCTGGACCATTAACTGCAAATCTAGCGCCTGTAGTTGTTGCAGCAGCAGTATAATGAATTATAAATTTGAAGTAGTATCTATTAATAGATACTACTGGAAAAGACAACCCTGTTATATCTGCAATGGTATTAGCAACACCGTTGTTATTTGTAATATCTGCGCCAAGAATGACAGTGCTAAAACCAGAGCTAACAAGATTATTTGTTCCTGTAATAATTGTTTTTAAGGCGCCAGCGGAGTTATAAACTGCGACACCATTTGCTTCGGAATATTCAATTCTCTCTCCCACACCTAAAGAAAGAGAAGTGATAATAAAATCTGTTGTACCATCATATAAGGAGAGGGTTACGACTTTAGTAACGGAGTCGCTGTTATAAATAGAAACAAAATCAACAACTCTTTGTGTGCTAGCAGCAGGTGCAGGAACAATTTCTACTGGTGTTGTACCATTAGAATTAGCTAAAGTACTTCCGGGAGTAAAAGTTGTTGAAGTTGTATCACGCCACGAACTAACGATGCGCATTGGTGTGGTAGTTTGAGCCGTTCCCAAAGCCAATCTAAGTCGTTTGGTTGTGGCGTCTAATATTAACACTTTATAAAGCTCCTTGTTCTAACTTGTGCTTCAGTTAGTCCCGAGCCTCCACCACCAGAAGCTGTAGAATTAATTGTTAACGTATTTCCAACATCACTATAAACAAGATCAATATCAGTACCTTCAACGAGAAAGGTGCTAAGCATATCTTGCACAATTTCTGTTAAATCAGTAACATCTGAAGAAGGATGGGTGTGTGCAAAATCAGTAGTATCGGCTTTAACATGAGTATGTGCGAAATCAGTTATTTCAGATTTTATATGATTATGAGCGAAATCGCTTACGTCCGCTTTTACGTGTGCGTGAGCAAAATCGCTTATCTCAGCTTTAGGATGAGTATGAGCAAAATCTGTTACATCTGCTTTTACATGATTATGCGGAAAGTCGGTTACATGAGCCTTTACATGGTCATGCGAAAAATCAGTTACTTCTGATTTAATGTGAGTATGTGGCCCGCCGCTACCTCCAGGAACAAATACGCCACCAGCCATTTAATCGCCCGCACCAACTCTACTATCACTCAAAGTAACTATAGTTCTAATGGTCGGTGTTCCTGCTGAAGCTACAGCATATAAATCATCACCTGGACCAAGTTCCAAACTGAATATTTCTGAAGCATTAATAGGAAAACCGTTAGTTGCGTCAACCAAGGGTCCGCCAACATAAACTGTAGCAGAGGCATCTCGAATCATAACAGTTTTCCTATTGACCGCACTTCCGCCGCTAGCTATAAGTTCTGGAGTTGTAGATAGTGTTCTTGCATCATCTTTAATAGCCATTTAAATCCTTTCAAACAGAAAAAGCTAGGGTTGAGCAGACCCACCTACCCAGACCCTAGCTTTAACTGCCCCTCCTTTGAGGTTATTTATGCTGCTTTCTTAAGCAGTACTCCTAGCAGTCCCCAGTCATTAGCAAGAGTATCTCCAACATTTGCAGATTCTCTACCAACTCTGAGTGAATGATATGCTCCTCTTGTAGTTGCAACCTTTGTAGGTCCAGCTACAACAGAAAGAAGATCTTGCGCCAATGCTGTAAAGGTGGTGAAGTTAGCAATTGCAGGGGCTTCTGTAACCATATTCTGCCCCTGAATCAAATCTTCAAGATAGTATCCAATTACTACTCCACCTGCACCTGCACCTACATTATATCCGTAGAAAGTCATATCTACCGCATCCCAATAGGGCGGGCAAACAAAACCTGTTGATACGGATTCAGATGCGCCTGCACCATCTAATGCCCATGATTGATGGATAGCATCAGAGATAACAATTGCAGGACCAGCAGCAGCCGCAAGAAACATTTGTGCGGGAATAAAAATTCCAGATGGAACCAACTGGAATGTTTTTGTCCCGTCATCTTGTTCCATAGGCATCAGGCTGAAACCTCCGTGAGTGCAGTAAATCTACCGTGAGCATTACGCTTGTGAGTACCAAGCTGCCAATACTGCTTCAAAAGAGCTTCATACGCATCGAAGTTTGAAACCCACTTAAAGACTGCACCGTCAATATCTTCCCAATACCAATCCTTATCACGGAAAACCTTCATTTCCTTTTCCGTAATCATTGCCATATTGGATGCCGGTGAATCAGGATCAGCGACAACTGGAATTTCTGCGCCTTCTGAATCAGCCTGGAAAGCCAGACCAACAAGACCGCCAGTAAACTTCTTCGGCTCATTAAACCGACGAAGTCCAGTAAGAATATTCCAGTATGCTCTACGAACTCCGAGAGAACAGAACACTGCTGAAACATGCGCTCCACCAGCAATTCTAATTCTATCAGCCATAGTAATCATGGCAAGTTCAGTAAGATTAGTTGTAGTAGTATCCATCGTGGACTTCCAGAACTCTTGAGTAGCAGTTGCTGGGTTAAGTCCATGAAGTGCGCCCGCTGAATTAACGAGATTGCAGATACCATAAGGCTCTTGGTTGTAGTTACCAGTACGACTAATGTAGTGACCAGAAGTCGCAGTAATAACAGCCGTCATAGTAACAGTATTACCAGAAACGGATGCAATTTCGAAGTTTGAGTTAGTAACAGTCGGACCAGCCGAGTTTACCGTATCAATCTTCATACCAGCTTCAAGCCAGTGAGCGTCATCAACAGTAAATGTCAATACGCCAGCAGGAGAAGAAGTAAGCTTAGCAAGAATTCCTGTATGACCTAGAGCACCTTGATCTGGGTGACCCCATGCAATTCTGTTTTCGTCCTTACCAACATCAGTCTTAAGTCCATCCATTTCCTCATCAAGAGCATTGGAGAAAGCCTGCTTATTGGTTCTAGCAAGACGAAGAAGCTGACCAGTAAAATAAACACGGCCATAACCGTACTTAAGTTGCTCAGTAGCTGCTTTGTAACCTTGACGACCTGCGGCCGCCAACTGAGTATTTTCTGCACGATATGAAATACCGTGGTTTCTAGTAGAACGAACGGGGAAGACAACATACTTACCACCGATGTTTTCTGTAACATCATCAGCGGTTCTTTCGAGCCGCTTAATGGTAATTCTTTCCTCATTCAGCTGATCGTTAATCTGGCCTTCATAAACCTCTTTAAGAATGCCAGCGACGGTAGTAAGAGTTGCGGTCATGAATCAATTCCTTCAAGTAGTTGACCAACTAGAGCTTTTCTAGCTGTTTTATCATTTCTAATCTTTGAAGAATCTACTTGATCCACCGCAGTTCTCCCACCACCAAGAACAGGTGGTGCAGAAGCCTTTGGCTTTGGATTGTAATTCTTAGCTAAGTAATCGTTATAATCTTTAACTGCTTCGTCCGGCTTTTTGCCATTCATAATTCTAGCTAGAACAGCCATTTCGTCGAACTCTCCATGCTTAGTATGCAGCTCTGACATCATCTTGTCAAGCTCACGTTGACCAGCCGCATTAGAACGCTCTTGTTCGATATCAGTCATGAAAGAGTCAAACTTGCCAACTTTGCCCTTCAGCTCTTTGAATTCTTTCACCAATTCGGGGGATGCCCCTTCGAACATTGGATCAACTTCTACTTCTTGTTCTTGAGGCATTTCGAGTAAACCTTCTTCCTTAAGATATTCGCCGATTTGTTTGTAGAGCAGTAGAGGATCTTGGTCCCCAATTTTCATTAGATTAACAGCAGCAACAATACCATCGTAGTCAACTCCAAGATCTAGATATTTTTGAAGTTCAGCCGACTTTTGCTGCGAACTCTGAGTTACTTTTGCACCCCAATCCCTATAGTACTTCTCTACTGCTGGCAAATCCTCAGGAGCGACATTCTTAAGGAATTCATTTACAAATGCGTCATCAGTATTAGGAGTCCCTACAGGAGGAATTTCATCATCTAAATTAGGCGGACCATTTCCATTACCATTAAAGATTTCTTCAGGTTGGTTGCCCAGATTCAGTTGGAGCGCCTCCAGACGAGTCTCCGTTTCCGTTCTCTGTTCCTCCGGCATCAGTTATCTGCTTTCCGTAAGTCATTAGATGTTCGTTATAGTGGGCCAAGAACAATTGTTGAACCATCGGATCCAATTGTTCATAGGATTGCGACTTCATGAATTTACCATGGACGTAAATGTGTGCTTGATGGTTGTCAAAAGTATTTACCATCACAGGATTTTGGAGGGGAGCAGGTTCCGGAGTTTGACCAGTAACTGCACCCATTCCGTCCAAAGGTGGTGCAGCAGTTTCAGGCTGCACTTTCTTCATCTTAAAGTTTTCTCGCTCTGCTTGACGAGTATCAATTGCAAGTTCTGCATACAAACGAGACACTTCAGACATTTCAAGATATTTCAAACCCTCCATTGGAGGAATCAATTGCTTATCAATCAAATCAATAATAAATGCTTGCTTGGCCGCTCTTGAACGAGGGGCCATTGAACCGTGTTCGACTTTAAAGTCTACTTGATCTGGCAATGAATTCTGCTTGAATTGCATTACCTCATAAACTTGATCGCCAGAAATAATCTGGACCATTTTCTGTTCATCCCAGAATTGCTTAGCTAACATGACAGACTGATAGCCCACAGATTGAACCATTTCCTCCATTGAGGCAATAGTTTCTTCCAAGATACTATCATTTTCTTCTTGCAAGTAAGCAATAGCAGAAGCTGCCTCTACTCCTGGTGGTGTTCTACCCTGACTAACTTCATATTGATTACTGATGTAATCCATATCCTGCAAAGAGGCTTGTTCCAAATTAAAGTGGTATGAAGGAAGTTCAGGATTTCTTACAGGTGCAGGAGCATCAAAACCGGGGGTGAATTCAATAACCAATCCAGGTTGTGCAGAAAGTTTCTTAACGTCTACAGAACCTTTAGGTACTGCCCATTGAGGCTTACCAGTTAGATTTCTAGCTTCAATTCCTTGAGAACGTGATCTATTGTATTCCTTTTGAATAGGAATCAAGTCCTTAATGACAGATTCTGCATAGAACCTACCTGTAGGGATATGATCTACTTTAGCAAAAGGATACTTACCGTGTTCATAGGGGAATGCGGATTCAGGAGCGTCTCCACCTAGAATATTACTAGGTTTAAAAGTCTTAGCAACTAGTGCAGGTTGTCCTGTTGCCTGATCTATTACTGGTTTACCATCCGGTCCCAACTGCATTTCAGGAGGCTTCTCAGCCATAAATATAAGTTCAGAATTTGAAATAACAAACATTGCGCCATCAGGGAATGAAGGACATGACTTGACCCAGAATTCCTTAAGAAATACGTGATCTTTTGCATCACCCTTCTTAGCAAGACCCAAGCTAAGTCTGAACTTAGACTCAGGAATATCCGCATTAGAATCGGGGTCTACATCAACACCATACAATGCTTTAACAGCTTCAACAGTTGTAGCAATTCCGTGGCAACACCAATCTTGTTCTTGAATGTCCTGTTCCTCAAGATTAGGAAACCACATATGGAAAGTAGAGGGTGCAAGATATGAAATGTCCTTCTTTGGATCGAAGTACGTTTTCATGAATCCTGTGCCACAAACACCTCTCCACCAAATAGCTTCCCGTTTTCTAAGCTGGAAATTCTTTGAGTCAAGAAGTTGATCGGTAATAGCCGTCGCCATTCTGGCTTTTGCCAAGTCCTCATCATCTGGAGTTTGAGGAACTACATACCAAATCCCACGTTCCTTATTGACTTTTGAGTTCTCTTTGCGAACAATAGTCTTAACACGGTTAGCTACCAGTCTAACTCTCCATGCAGCCACTTTTGGCTGATTCATAGAGAATCCAGTAGTTGCAGAACCAGACCATTGCATGTAGTGCTTACCGAAGAACATAGCTAAATTGTTGTACCATTCTTTTTCGAATGGTTGCCGCTGAGATTTTGCAGCATCAAATTTAGCTAGGTACTCCTCCACTAACTTCTGATCCGGCGTCGAGCTGATCGAGTTCGCCATCTACATTACCCCAGACATTATCGAGAAAGGATTCTTCATTAGCATTATTATCTAGATCATTAGGATCTAACTCAGGGTCAGGTTCATGAATCCCCGGTGTTGAAGTGTCCGAGGGCGAAAGCAACATGGGCTGTTTCGAGACTATCAGATTTAGTTGTTGAACTGTCTCCACTAGTGCTCGGATCTGTTCCCTCTGTGTCCCTATCACGTCCATCAGAACTTGGATCATTACTTCCGGCTGGATTTCCATCTGTATCGTTTCCTAACATCTTATCGACCAACTCATCAGCTGTAGGAGTAGTTGGTACAGGAGGGGAAATTGTTTCATTCTCCATATCAAGACGAGATTGCAGAGCATATCTCATTTCCTGATTCTCCACATCTTTTGCATTCAAAAGATCACGAAGCATAAAAACTTCGTCTTGAAGTGTCTTAATTTCATCTTTATTAGCTTCCTGTAGGAAACCTCTAGCAGTAAGATAGTGTGTAAGATATGGAATAAGCTTACGATTAAATTCAACAATTAGACTAGTAATACACTCACTGCACAAATAAACGACACCTTCAGTACGATACTTAGTATCGTATTCATCATTCTTTTCCATCAGAGTATCAACGCCAATATCAACAAAGAATAGTCTCTCATTACCAGCGCCACAACTTATGCAAACATGCGGGTTTGCAGCAGGCTTATCCATAATTTGAATAGGTCTCATGTTTCCGTTCCTAAAAATTCGTCGATAGTTAATTCGTCTTTAACAGCCTGCTCCCAATCATAATCAGATGCAGGCAATGCTACATGCAATCCTTGAACTACCTCTCTCTGTGCAGTTTCTGCATACTTAGTAGGCCGAGACATGACACCATAACGTAAGGCGTCACATGCATGATCGTCCTTCTTGACTGGCTCTTCTTTTAGATTTCTGCGATCACGAATTTTCGTAAGATGTCTATCCCAACGATACTTACGAATTTCTTTAAGAGTCTCTTTACATCTTGACGATATAATGAGCTGTTGCTCACGGAACATAGTTTGCACGTATGTGATACCGCTGTCAACACTGTTGTTTCCTAAACCAATGTAGATCCCATGTTCAGCAAATTGAGCTTGTCTTGAAACACCTTGATGCGGGTCAGTTTGAGCTAGCGCAGGATCACCAATAATATATTCTGTCTTAATTACTAGAGAGAGTTGCCTATCTAGCCACATACTAGCTAGTTCAGAAATGATTTTCTTATTGATATAGATTTCATCATATATAATTATTTTCCCATCACCATTGTACGCACCAAAAAGAATAGCCGTTGGATTATTAAATCCATGATCCATCATCTGAAAATGAGCCCATGTATCACGAAGTATAGCCCAACGAGAAGACTTAAGAATATCAGGACATACATTATTAGATGGACTAAACACCTCACCATATACCAATCCTGTATGAGAGATGTAGACACCTGTTGATCTAGTTTTCTTTTCCTCCTCACTCATTATCTCCGTAAGTCTGTCATAAGACTCTTTTCGAATATACGGGTTCTCAAAGGTTTCTACCTCAATAACTTCTACAGAAATATCTCCCGCCAATGCTGGTTCATACAGGGTGTCATAGGTCCAAGACATTTCAATCAATGGAGTCATGGTCATCCACCAAGCTCCATCTGCATCAATAAGTCTAACTAGGCATTCTTTGAAGATTTCATTAGGTGGTTCTTCATCGAACCACGTCCAATCTCGACTAGTGCCTTGAAACTTTTCACGATCTTGCTCATAAGACATGAACTCGCACGTTGAGCCGTTAGCCAGCGTAAGAATTCTATCAGTCTTAGAATAGGATTGATCCCACGAATTACCAATGAGGTACTTAGAAGGAAGCCATCTTTTAATTTCAGGAATGATAATCTGATTAATTCCTAAATTAAAATCAACTCCTACAATTCTACCTCTTGTAGGAGCGGCTGGAACGTAATCTAGATGAAACTCGTTCCCTTCTTCGTCATGTAAAGTATGCTCTCCCGTCATATAACATACTGCGAGAACCGCTCCACCAACTGTTTTACCAGAACGGTTCCCGCCCATCAACATCTTGCCTTTGCATTTTGAAGCAAGAAAGCGTCTTTGTTTACGGTTATTGGCCTTGAAGCCCCCGATACCAGGGGCTAACTTAGCCTTTCTAACGGAATTAACGAGCAATCTCTGCAAATCTGGCAGAGCCAGCTCATCAGCTTTACGTGTCATTAAGTTGTCACATCTCTAAATCTACATGCTAGCACACCTACATCAGCTGCAAATGTGTCTGACGCATGCCCACCAGTTCTTTGTACTCTCAAGCTCAAGCAAGTAACTTCTGTAAGAGCAAAATAAAGAAGCTGCCCAGCTGTTCTTGAATACCAACCGTATTTATTGGCTATTCCAGGCATAGCGTGAACAGTTGTAGTTTGAATTATAGGCTCATTCAACAAGGTATTTATATCCATAACTTGTAAATCAGTAAAGAATCTAACGTTCCCAGCAGCGGCACTAACATTATGAACTAGCAGTTCAATTGCAACTGTACGCCAAGTTCTAGGAATTTCTGCAATAAAGGTACATTCAGTATTAACAGCATCAGCCATTAATTTGCCCGGAAATTGCATACCATTTAATAGAGCATATTGAGAAGCATCATCATTCATGGAATACCAATTAATAACTTCTTTGGGATTCCTTGGGTTATTTCTGACGGGAGTTAACTGAGCAACTGTATTATAACCATTACCTACATAAGTATATCCTTTCTCAGTATCATAAACCTCTTGCCCCGCTGAGGGAACATACGATGCTCCTACATCAAAAGAATCACTTCGAATTAACATTTAAGGCTTCTCATGAGCTTGAATATCTTTCGCTTGCTGTACAATATTTGCTTCAGCTGACTGCACGATATGCCGACCTTCTTGAGCCGTGCGATCCTGAAAAGGGATTTCCTCAATTCTACGAGTTTCGGTATTGGCACCTAGTTGACCAAGCGTCAATTCATTAGAAGTTTTCAATTCTTGCTTAACACCAGCAACTTCATTCTTCACGTTATTAACTCGCCAGGCACCAATAATGCTAACTACTGCTGCTGCTACTGCACCAATAAGAGTAACAATTTCTCCTGTAGTCATAGCTACAATCATGCTGCAATTCCCTTTCCACATTGCCAACCAGTCTCACGACCAAATTCAGCAAGTCTGTTTGCTACTTCTGCACGGACATAATCCATCTGACGGATTCTAGCTGCACCAGGACAAGTCTTTCCAGTATAACTAGACCATTCCGGATACTGACTATGATAACCAATTCCTTTATCATTCCATCTAGTTGGATTAGTACACCACATAGATGTAGGATAACAAACATTAACACAAGTAAGAACACCAATAATATCTCTAAGTTGGCTCAACGTCCACGGAGTAGTATCTAGCGTAGGCCAGCCATTATCTTCAGTTTCAAGAGAAATAGCTCCATATGTTCTACCATCAACTACAAAAGCATTAGCCTTAAAATTACAATCTGCACGCCTATTAAAAGGCATAGCTTGTTCAGACATTGTGGTGGAAATCTGTAAATGAGCTTCACCAGTAATATCTGACCTACGCCAAAATGCAACAAGTCTTTCTGCCAGCGTTCTAGCTGGGGCAGCATTACTGTGCATAATGCCTAATCTAGGTAAGATAAACGCCTGAGTTGAAGCTTCAGGAATTAGATTTACTCTAACATGCGGACTAACAATCAAATGCTGGTTGTTGATGTAGAAATCGTTAGTGATCCACTTAAGGATATCTACATGTCGTTTACCAGATGTCGTTTGTCCATTAATAGCTGGATGAGGTATGAGGCTTAATGTCATCTACGAATTCTCCCCAAAATCATTAGAACACATACAATAATAGCCAAAACAACCAATAGCCAAATTAGATTAACTGTATAGGTAGCTGCAAACATTATTTCTCCTCCGGTGTGGGCAGCACGTTGACTAGGTTAGCTTCCAAATAAGTTTCAATCTGCTCGACAAATTCTTTCCAGTCATCCACTTCTTCAGCTGTTCTAACCAGTACATCTGGAATGTACGTATAGGCCATACGAACAACCAGATCCTTCAGATTAGTCTCAGCTGTAGGAACTTTCTTAACTGCGGCTGCCTTCTTTTTTGCAACAGATTTCTTAACCGCTTGTACTTCCTTTGGAGTAATCTTCTTAACGGCAGCTTTCTTTGCAACTACCTTTTTAACTGGAACTGCTTTCTTAACTGGTGCTGGTTTCTTAGCTACTGATTTCTTTGCACTCATTTACTTATTCTCCTGTGCTCGTCTAGCGATTGCTATGTCTTGTCCAGTCACTATAACTGGATTTAGTTGACCCTTCACTTTAACTTCGAATTTATCATACCCGCTTACTAAGGTAGACCATTGAATATCTTCTGGTCTCTTATTTAATACAGCGGCGAGTATCTTTTTGTTTTCGTCATTCATAACTAGCTCGCTCTCATTAACTCCCCTACAGGTGTGTTCTCTAGTTCTAGACTGATCTTCTCTAGAACACTAGCTTCTACGTTTCTACTCAGAATCTCCATCAACGCAGTAATCAGCATCAATAGATTAACCGAGTTGGTATCCTGCGGCTTGAAGCGACCTGTGAATTCATGGAAGTACTTGATACTCTGTAAATCGCCATTTGCTACGTTTCGACTAATCCCCATCTTTGCATCTAAGTCGGTGACGCTCTCAAATTGGACGTCCATGAGTTTCTTAGCGTAATCAAAATAGCTGGGTATACTTAGCCAAGCATTCCACATTGGTTCATTAACTCCAAGTGTACTTAAGTCTTTAAATTTAGCACCTTTCGATTTACCTGTAGCTCGGCACATAACGTTACAAGCTAGAACAAATCTGGGATCTAATCCGCTATCAATTTCCCCTACAGGGGTAGCGATCTTGTTAAAGGAGTACTCTGGAATTCCCCGGCCTCGCAGCTTTGGGTTAATTACCTCTTTCATCTCATCGAGAGTAATCCCTAGATCCAAGAAGATATTCACACTTGGTAGTTCAGTTACTTGCCAGAAGTACTTCTCGATCGATGCTACCGCATTCATTAGCAGCATGTCATGAGGATCAATAAGATGTAGCACTACTTTATTGGCTACTTGTATTTCGTCTTCGCTTTGTTCCGGAGGGGCAAAATTTTCTAGAAGTTCTGCCTTTTTAGATTCTATGAAAGAATCCACTTCTGAAATTAAATCATTATTTTCACTGCTCATTATTATTTCGTCATCTCCTTTCCAAAAAAGGTGCGTCGCAGATAGGGGAGGTAAAGAAATTCCGGGGGTCGGTTAACACATCTTGTTAGGGTCGCCTAACATACACAGTAAACTGCACCTACTACTACCTGTCAAGTAGACCTTATATACAGTATCTTGCTAGCCTTATATATTTCAAATGGTGATTCGTAACACAACCTTTATCTATGTGACCTTCGTCACATCCCTATATTACTAGGTTATAACTATTGTCATAATAAGGGGTCGGGTGTATATTGACCTTGTACCAAAGAACCGACAAAGAAAGGGTAGAAATGAGAATCGAAAGAGAGAATCAGGAACTTCAGGTCATGGACTACATGACTTGGCCAGTTGTCCAGTTGGCGCAGCATGCCAACTTTGATGAGGAAATGTTCCTCGCATGCGCCAAACTGGCACGAATGACACGGTACGAGTTCAACAACATTTCGGTTACCGTCGATTACTTGAGCAAGTTGTCATATTCTCAGCGTCACACACTGAGGGACTTCTACAAGTCGACATTCGACGAGTATCTTCCGATCTAATCAACCTCGGCCACCTGGGAAGGTCGCCGAATCAACAAACAGAAAGGTAACTAGTCATGGCAAACACGCCAAAGATTATCGGTCCAGTTGCGGACTTCATTGACAAGGAGTCCGCAACGGTGCAAGTCAAGAAGAAGAAAGGTGTCGTCCAAACAGTCATCGACGACAAGATGCTTCAGCAACTTGTCAGCGGTTCGATCTGGACACAAGATACCGACCAGATCATTTCGGTTCGGAATACTCTTGAGAAGTTTATGAAGACCGTAAAGGCTTCTCTCAAGATGTTCGATGAGGAACTGAAGAATCAGCGGAAGATTCACGGTGACGACCATTTGAAGGAAGTCAACTTCTTCCGCAAGCCTCGGACACCGAAGGATGGCGTTGACACTTCTTTGATGGATGACTTGTCCTTCGGAGAAGATGAGGATGAGGAGGATGACGAAACCTCGGAGTGAAGTTGAATGCTGAGAGAGGGCAGGAGAAATCCTGCCCTCTTTTAGTTTTGTTCGTTCCTCACAGTCGCATTACTAGTACCGATAATAACTTAGTTATATCATCCGTCTATTAAATAATAACCCCTACAGGATTGAATTAATGAAATCCATTTCTCTTGATGATTTGACAATAATACCTCGAGTGTGATAGATTAAATACGTACCTTGAAAACTGAAGATTTATTCCGGACCCGCCTTTCAGGGTATATCCGATTATCAACTTGAAAGGTAGGAAATAATGGCTGTAAAAGCAAAGCCTATTAAGCGATCTACTCTACAGATCGTAATTGAGGATAAGTACCTGAACGAATTGGTTTCAGGTTCTATCTGGAAACTCACGGATGAGGAAATTGTTTCTCGCAAAGAAACTCTCGATAAGTTCCGTAAGGTTCTAGCCTCAGCATACAAAATGTATGATAAGGAATTGCAAAACCTGCGGAAAATTCATGGTGAGGATCACCTCACTAATGTTTCTTATTTCCGCAAGCCACGTAGCAAGAAAGAATCCAATGATGATGATTTGCTCGCTGAATTGGAAATGGGCGAGTTGGATTCATTGTTGGATGAGTAAATAATAAGCGGATCCGGAATATATTAATAGCCCCTGGATAATATCTGGGGGCTATTTTTATGGGTTCGTTTAGGTCCGTCGCATAATTAGTACCAACACATATACATTTAGTTATTAGTTATTCAATTTATATATTTCTTTGCTCTATCTTCATTTTCATATATGTAATTAAGTTGGCCCCTACAGGGGGAGATATACGTATAGACTATTTCTGAGGTTAAGTCCTCTGAATGGTAAATCGTGTTTTTAGGTATGGGTACTATGGGACTCGGTAAAATTAGAGGAGGGCGGGAAGTACTAGGGTACGGATAGAATCCTACCTAGTTACTTTCCCTATTTTTAACTTTAGAGACAGTAGCCTTACGCTGGCCTTTTATACAGTGTACGTTACCGTATCACACCCCGACTATACCATGTAGTTATGCCTATCCGATACCTGCCAGCTATCCCCAGCCCATACCCCACCACTACCCGATCGGCACTTCCGCCAGCTATCATATTTTACTTGACAGCCATACTCCTCATCTATGTATATGGATGGCCTATGCGATCTTATGAGCAACCTATTTTAGACTACATTATTGACCACCCCGGCTGTACAAGAAAGAACGCTTTAGCAGAATTTAGCTACCTCGACCCTAAGACTGTGTATCTAAATATCCGTAAACTATTAGCAAGTAAAGCAATAGAGGAATCTCATCTAGGTGAGTTGAAAGCTACTAGGTCTACTCGTGAACGTACTAAGGATTCTTGGCCCGTTCATAGGTTTTTAACGAGCTTTACTAACGTCACCGAAATTACCAATGCATATGCATGTCAAGACGATTTGTTCCGTGAAAGAATAACTGATCTGCGTCGCAAATACGGAGAGGTACTAGGTCTACTAAGTATCAACATAACTCTCATACTAGCTATGGATAACGGTTCCGATATGCATACAGGATTTCATGAAAAGAAGCCCATTAATAGGGAGCAACTCGAGATGGAACTTAAAACCTTTGAAGCAATGATTGAGAGGGCTTATGAACTACTCAGCTAAATGTACCATCAAGAAACATGGACGTATTTGGTTTGTCTACGTTCCACCGGGAGTAGTAACATCTATTAATTATGTAGCTCCGTTTCAAGACTACAATCGAGCTTGCACCTATGTACGCCATCTAATAAAGCACTATAATACCAAGAAAGTGCTTGACTGATTGACCGATCGGTGGTACGCTTGAGTCGGGACAGAGGAATGCCCGAAATACAAAATATCCCCGGCAACTAATAACTACTTGAAAGGTAGTAACAAACAATGGTCATTGATATAACAACTGAGGATAAAGTAGTTCTTCATCAAGGTGATAGGGCTTTCAACTATTACGATATGAAGCCTGGAGTAATAGAAAGAATTCATCGTTATCCGCAACCTAATACAATGAACGGACAGAATTCTTCTACACCAATAGAAGAATGGGATAACTACTGGTTCGACTTCAATCACGATGATGGTTCATCTACTACATTAGATGGATCACGTATCTGTACTGTCGCTTTTGCAATTAAGAAGGGTTGGATTAAGTGATGAATGATGCATTGATTGTTCATGTTGCAACTTTGCTATGGCACGAGTATGCTAAGGCAGATCAACAATTGAAAGAAACAACAGCAGAAACAGATGATGGTTCTTCTGATTGGGATTTGTTTCATGAGGTACAAATTGTTAATCTAACTCTTGCTAAGGAAGAAGCATTTACTTTCTACAATGAATTCAAAGATCTTTACACTGATGTTATTAGAAAGGCATTTGGTATCTGAAATGAAATATGACGATTTATTTCCACAATGGGCAGCAGCATTAGCTAACGAGATATATGGCAATGCTTACAATACTAAGAGTGCTCATTTAGATGGCAATTTACTTTATAACGATAGCCTTTATCTAGGTCATCTTTCAGATAGCGGAACATCAATAGTATTTGATCGGGGAGATACTAATGAGACTTTTCATATCCCCGGTCATTTTCTCATTGAAGATGAATTGAAATACGATACTTCGATGGACCCTATTTCTCCCGACTTTAATTCAAATAGTTGGGCAACCGAAGATCATAAAGATCCTCGTGCAATAATGGAGATGTTTCTCGATATCACAAAAGAAACAATGATTGGGGATATCATTGTAGTCCCTGAACATAGGTGTGATATACACGATTCACAAGCACAATTGGCGTCGCAGTTTATGCACGCCTACAATATTGATTCCATGCAATGCATCGTTTATTCTGGTATGCAAATCACTTTCAGAAAGGTAAGTGAATAATGTCTAACAACGTATTCTATGACTTGGAAATATTCCCGGAACATCTAGGATTTCTTGATGATGCTCTTAACTTGAAGAAGTTTGAGCAAGCTGTTAAGATCAAGGTAGATGAACTCGAAGAAATCCTCGAGGAAAAAGCGACACCTACTTCTAAGATTGAAGATAAGGCTCGTAATGACTTCAAGTCCAGCCCCGCTTTTAAAGAGACGCTCAAAGAGCACACTTCAGAAGTGATGGGCTTTTTGACTGAGCTAGGCGAGACTCTAGAATTCCCTGTAGTATTGGGGATGGTTGACGAATTGCGTAGATTGGCGCAAGACTTAGAGAACGCTGTTCACGACCGTGCTAAGAGAGAGTCACTAACAATGACTGAATCAATTAGCGATAAGAAGATGGCGCAAGTTCAACACAAGCGTTTACGTGATGCATGGCAGCCTATTCGTGCGATCGCAAAATTGATGTACGAACTGGATTTGTTCCAGATTAAGAGCAAGCCAGGTAATTACGCTGCGAGTCTTGCAAAGACTTATGCGTTCTATTTCCCCGGCGATGAAGAGCCATTCTATAACTTCCGTGTTGTAGCTCGTAGACTCGGTATCTTTACTGAGGGTATCAAGTACATGGATGTTATGGAGTACGCAGATAATCACCCCGAAGAAGTGCAAGTTAAGGAAGTGATCCTGTGAAAAAGTCTACTGTTAGAGATATAAAAGATATGATTCTAATAGGAGTAGGTTCTCTCTGTGGTACTTCCGTTACCTGGATCTATATTCTCTCAAAATATGAGTTGGTGCGGAAATGAGATTCCTGCTAAGTCATGTCAAAGATGATAAGACTACGGATTTACCTGTAGCAGTAGAAGATGTGGCTATTTCTACGCTGATAGAGAGACTCTTAAGAGAGGGTCTAATAGAGTCAGTGAATATTTCGACCACTACTGGTGATGACATTATTTTTGTGAAAGGATGATGATGAGTGAAACAATTGTATATGTGGAGTGCGCTGGTTGCGAAAGTAATACTCAACCAGATCACTATCATCAATATATTAACATGTTTTCTGATGTTGTGGAATGTTGGTGGATTGATAGTAAGTTCTTCAAAAAAGTAACAGAAGCAGCGCTATATGTTTCTGAGACTCTTGAATGTGGTAAAGAAGAAGCTATGCAATATATTCATGCTCTTCCAAAGAGGTACAACTGATGACTATTTCATTTGGAAACTTTGAACCTAAGCCTGATGAGCCATCTGGTGATGCTGAAATTGATGCGATCAATGATATCATCAATGAACAGATGGGCATGAAAGATGCAGTTGATTCAATTGGTCATAACTGGACAGCTGAAAAAACTATCGCAGAAATGACATTACCAGAGATTGAAGATTCTCTGACATATGTTAACTATGAACTTGCCTCTGAGGAAGATACGTACGCACAAGTAGTTGAAGAAATGCGTATCCTCCGAGATAAGCTTCGTATGTTAGATGAAACACGTAGCTCAGTGTTGAGCGATATTAATCGCAACAAAGATACTAAGCTTGCTCTTGCACGTCGTAAAGAGGAAATGCTTCGTGATGCATTGAAGAATCAAGCTATCAATGAAACAGCTGATAAAGTCTTCAAGATTATGGAGAACAATCCTTCATGGGCAAAAGCTCACCAATATCAAAAGGAAGATGTTGTACAAACAATCCACGCATATCTTTCTGGTTTCAATGGTTTCTTGAACGCTAACGATATGGGACTCGGCAAGACTAAGGAAACATTCGATACACTCACAGTACTATCCGCTTTATTCGAAGCTGAATACGATCGCAAACCACGTATTCTTTGGCTCACTAAGACTTCCATTCTAAAGACGGGTGGTACTATTCGTGAGGGTAAAATGTGGGCGCCCGGTATTCAATTAATTCCGGTAGAAGGATCAATGAATAAGGCTCAGCGTGAGGCATTCTTCGAAATGATTGATGAGTTCGGAATGTCTTGTATTACTAACTACGAAACTGTCCGTACAACTGAAGCCCTACAGGATGTTGATTGGGATTTCGTTGTAATGGATGAAGTCCACAAGCTAAAAGGTGGGGCTAATGTCTCAGGACCTACAGCTGTATGGAAGTCTGTATTCGATATAACACGCAATGTAAAAATGCAGATTCTTATGTCCGGTACACCTATGGTTAATAGAGTGACAGAAATGTGGGCATATTTGCATATCTTTGATCCTGAAAGATTCCCGTCTGCCCGGCAATTCGAAAATGCGTTTACTTCAATGATGAGTGTTGCCGGAGAATTTCAACTGGTAGTTGATGCCGACAAGCTTTTGAATAATGCACTAGTTGGACGTATGTGTAAGCGTCGCAAAGATGAGGTAGGATTACAGATGCCTCCTGTTACACCGTACGAACAGCGAGAAGTATTGCTCGAGATGTTGCCAGCACAAGCAGCAGTCTACGAACAAATGCGAGATCAATTCTTCGTGTGGTTGGCAGACCAGGATCAAGAGAAGATCTTTACTGCATCCGCTATTATAGCTCAGCTGATTCGTTTGCGCCAATTGAATGTTTGGCCGGTTATCGACTTCAAAAAGTCTGTAGTTGATCCATTCACGGGAATGCCAGTAACAACTGATGACGGTAAACTGTTGGTTCAGATTGATAGGCTAGATGTTAGAGAGTCTAGCAAAATTGATGAAGCAATGGATACAATCGAAGCTATCGGTGATGAGCCGATTGTTATCTTCTGTTCATTCAATGAGCCGATGAGAGAGATTCAACGTCGCTGTTTGGAGCAGAATATTACTTGTGAACTGCTGATTGGAGAGAATAGTGCTAACTTGGCTAATCTCGAAGTTGGTTTCCAGCAAGGAAAGATACGAGTATTGTGTATCAACTCAGCAATGGGCGAGGGTCTTAATCTTCAGAAAAATCCCTCTCAGTGGACTGGCGGGGCTTCTTATGTCGGTTTCTTGGACCTTTGGTATAACTCTGGTCGTAATGACCAATGTACTGATCGTGTATTCCGGCAAGGAGCTAGTGAACCAGTAACAGTTTATCACTGGAAGAATATGAACTCAGTTGACCAGTGGTTAGATGAGATCATTAAGAAGAAGGACAATCAGATCAAGGGAGTTATGGAAGATCAAAAGCTGCGTCCCGGCGATTGGGCCGAATATTTGAAGAAGCTCATCTAATGAGCAACGAAGCTATATGGCTTAAAATAGGTGACCTGATTAGTGCTAGAGGTTGTGAAGATCCATATCAAACAGCCAAAGATATATGTCAGATGGTCAATGTTAATCCTGATATCATAGAAGAAGAGTTTCTTAAGGAGCAGAAAAAATAATGGAGATTTTCATTTATTCTGGAACTGCACTAGAGGAACCTACCATGCGCATTGATAATGCGCACGAAGAAGATTATCCTGAGGAAGAATCGCATAATGGTGTGATAGATATTATTGTTCATGCTCATGGAGACGATTGCAATGCATATATTAAAACTCAGGGAATGGATTGTGAGGCCGCTAGATTAGCTTGGTATGCTGCAAAGAAAATGTATCTTGCTAATCAAGGAGAACTATGGGCACGCTAGCAATATCCGTAAATCACGCTATTGGGTTCTTTGCTGTGTGCGTGTTAATATTTACTATTCTATTCGCTCGACTTACTAGATATAAGGATAACTGATGTGCTGGGCCTGCGAATTAGAGAAGATGCGGCAAGAGGAGCATAAAAGAATAGATAGGTTCTACACCAAAATATACATATGTTTCATAGCCTCTTTATTAATTGCAATTGTATTGATGATTCATTGGAATTCAGTGTCATGAAACCTATGGATATGAGCTTTAAGGATGGATATATGTTCGGACGCAAGAGAATCCCGCTTTGGTCTATCTTTATGGATTGGATATGCGATAGTTTCCATAGAGAGCATTGGGAGTATGTGTATAACCCACCCATTAGAATTCTGCGTTGTTTGATGTGTAACAAGATTCAGTGTATTGATGACCCTAAGAATAACCCCTGTAGGACGGATCATGGACGTTTCGGACCTAATTGCCGCCAACGCTGAATTACTGCGGGGATTTACGAAGTCGAAGAAAGGTAGATCCAATGTTGGGGATGATATCTTCATATACCAAAATCGTCCAGTTGAAAGTACCAATTGGCGTAAAGATCGCAATGTTGTATTTGTTAACGTATTTTTTCCTACAGAAGTACCGGCATTTGATTTTGCGAAGTCTATTGTTCTGCACAATCATACAGTATTCGAGCGTTGCACCAGGGATAGATATTGTCACTTGGTCGGATATAATGTCGAAGAACGGCATTCTCGTGAGTTTTATCTTGCTTGGGGGTATCTTTATAGTGAGAAGATTCCTCCTTTGGTATCTGTACGATTAGATTTTACTTTAGATTGAAAGGATTGTAATGGCTACACGACGAAAGGTAGTGAGTAATCTTCCTATCACGGAAGACTTATTCATGGAGTTCTTGAAGAAGGAAAAGGTATTAAAAGCATATCCTTTCCTATTAAATAGAGCAACAAGTACTGAGCTAATGATAGCAGCGTCTTGGTTGCTTAACTTATTACAACGGCTCAATGATTTCCTCCTGGAGGCAGAGAAAAATGATGTCTAACCAGACACATGCCATTGCTTTTGGCGGGCCTATAGATACTCAGGAAGTTCCTATCATTGGTAAGCATCTAGAAGTACTAGTTGGTGAACGATGGGGAGTTAGATATTTATACGAGTGGTTTTTTATTAACGGCACAGTATATGCCATATATGCAGGAGAAGCCTAACTATGAGTGGACCCAGTCATATAAGATTAACCCTGTATACTAAATGTGGTTTAAGAATAGAACGTAAGACACATATAGCTAAAGACCCTAAATGGGCAACTTGTAAGGAGTGTAGAAAAAATGCAAGCTAGAGAAGTAGAATTAGATGAGGAATTGATAGCAGGTAAAATGTATATATGCTATTATGGTAGCAAGAGGTTTGCTGGCATCTATAAACCCGGACGGGGTAATGAAGAATTATATCCTTCCTTTGATGTGAATGGAAAGTTATTCTCAGTTCGTAGAGAAGATGTGCGAGAAAAGGTGATTAATAATGCCTGATGAATTCACTCCGACAACTATTTGCTCTAATTGTTGGTACGAGAACGGACGTGCGGTATATAATATTAACGGCCGTTGTGATAGCTGCGGTGGAACGGATTTTATAGAACATGGAATTGATCCAGATACTACTAAAGAACTGGAACGACCTGAACATCCAGAAGAATACGATCCTGATAATGGATCCCCAGATGATACATATCATGATTCAATTAGCAGTCGCGATAAAGTAAGACAACAGATAGATGATATGCGTGAAAAGAAGTACCCAAATCCATTACGTAGATCCGGCTTTTTTAAGGACTGAACGTGAGCAAAGCACACTACGAAAGTCTGAAGTATTCATTTCCTAGCGGAGTATGCGGTGTATTTCGTAAAGGATTAATTTACACCAGAAACGCTAGACTAGTATCTTGTTGGCATTGTCAAAAATGGCTCAAGAAGAATGGTATGTAATGAAAATTCAATTTAAATTTGAGAAAAGAGATTGTTGGATAGGTGTGTATTGGAATTCATCTTGGTCTGTATTAGGTTATGGATACAAACATCCTACCTATTATAAGAAAATAAAAGATGGTCGATGGGGCAGGGAATTTCTTAAAATCTATATATGTCTGATTCCTTGTTTTCCTATAGTTATAACTTTGGATAAATGAAAGATGGCAAAAGATGAAACAATCGTTGATTGGCGTTCTACGGGAAGAAGAAAAGCACGGCGTGCGTTATATAACGCAAGAATTGAATTCAAGTGTGTTGGCTATACCGACACTTTTGGATCATATCATAGTTGTGGTAAAACTACAACGAGACCACCAAAGGATGCACCCGCTTTCTTTGATGAAATATGGCCAACTGAGTTGCGTGTATTATCTCCTCAAGCTTTGCAAGCAGATCATGAAAGTAAAGATTTACAAGATAACGACGTAGAGGATCTTAATTGGCGATGTTCTTCTTGCCATAAATTAGCTGACATACAAACAGATAAAGGAGAATCGAGAATTGAAAATGATCTCTCCAATCTCCTGTAGGTGTGGATAACCCATAGCTGTACCCTATGCGGATTCGATAGCTGGCAAGTGTCAGAAATGTCTTGCATTGATACTTGAAATGTATGCTAGTGGAGTCTGCGAGGACCACTCGGTCTAAAGAAACAAACACACAAACAAAGGAATGATTGAAATGACGGATGTTGCTGAAACAAAGGTAACTGCTGTTCAGCCGATGTATGATAAGGTGAACTCTGCAATTAATTCAATTGATGAGAAGTTGGATTCATTGCAGGATTCGGATGCCGCAACTCGTACAAAGGTTGTTAACGAGCTTGTTGAGCAGAATAAGGAAATCACTTCTCAGGGAATTGATGACACAATTGTTCAACTGAAGAACTTGGATGAGGCACAACTAGTTGGTGTTGTTTATGGCATCATCAAGTCTTTGAATACTGCATTCAAGGAGCAGATGGATAAGACAGTCGCAACTCTTGTGGAAGCTGCACCAAAGGTTGAGCCTCTTATTACTGAGGCAGAAGCTGAAGTTCTTGGTAAGCAGCGTTCGGAATTGTATCAGCAAATTAAGCAGATTGTTTTCCTTGCTGAAACAATGGACGGAGTTGAATTGGCAATGCCAAAGGCTCGTCGTGGCGCAATTGGCAAGCGTGGACAAAGAGCAATGTCCAAGATGGTTTGGGCAATTGACGGCACGATTCTTGATCCTCAACCTAAGTACAAGGATCTTGCTGAGATGCTCGGTTTCGTCGAGACAAAGAAGACGAAGAAGTCTCGTGAAACTGGTTTGGAAGAGGAAGTTTCTGTTTCTCCTTCAACTAATCTCACTAAGTATCTTCAAGATGCAAAGGTTGATACGAAGGCTCCGAAGGATGGAAAGCTTTCAGTTACCATGCCTAATGGTTCAACTGTTCTTTCTGGCTTTATTCCTACTGCTGAGGATACGGATGTTCCTGAGAAGCCAGAAGATGATGACGATGATGATTCAACCGATGATGATGATGAGGATTCAACGTCAACCAGTTAATCTTGCAAGTTCTCGGAGATTCCCTGTGAGTCTTTGATTGAACTTGTGATGAAGTCCTGAGCAAGACTTTAAAAGGCTCCTTTTTTCTCTCGGCACTCTAACCCGAAGTCGTTAAGGCAGATCAAGTACGTTTAAATCGGGGATGGTTAGTAGGAAAATTTCTACCTTTCATCCTACAGGAAGTACTCTGCGCCGAGTTATTCTAAGGACAGTCAGTAGTTAACTTATACTATTGATTGTCCTAATTTGTCGTTTTTGTATAATGAAAGGTTGACCGCTATGAGAATTTCTGATCTAATAATCGAACTAGCTCAAGCTCAAGCTAATGTCGGTAATGTTGAAGTAATGCATGCTCACGAAAAAGAATCTCCTGCATTTTTTAGTACGCAAAAGGAACCTGAAACAGTATATGAAGTTATTGTTTCTGTTCAGGTAGAGCGTTTAAGGGATCGGAATATAGTCTGGTTCGGAGTATAACGGTCGCAATTTGTGGGGCGCGTTCGTAGCTCAATGGATAGAGCAAGAGGCTTCTAATCTCTTTGTTGTGGGTTCAAATCCCGTCGAACGCACTATGAACATAGATGATGCACTTCATGCAATGGCTAAACACGCCGCAGAGAATCCTACTCATGGGTATAATTGTGCTTGTAAAGATGAATTCACTGTGCAAGCTAAATCATACCTCAGAGGAAATCCTGAGCTATACAGTGAATTGCTATTATTGACTAGTTACGTAAGCAGAGACAACTATCTGAGAGTAGACGTAGATGAAAAGCTTAATGCCAGGAAACGAGCCGCAGCGGGAAGTAATCGTTCCCGATGAAATTCTTCCTCCTGGAACGCCCATTAATTTACGGAGAGTAGATAATGGTGTGGATTACGGAAGATTTGATTACAACCTCTTTCAAAGACAATATGGAAAACATGATCCCAGAGGTAACGATTTATATGAAGCCTTCATTACTTCCTATGGATCGTATACATGGCCTGGTAGAACTACTGGAAAATTTACAGATGCGAGCAATTCATGAGAGGTAGCCGTGTCAAACGACTTAGAAGAATTTTGCAAGAATCCAGTGGACGAGTCGACATCAATTTTAAGCCCGGAAGAATTGGCAAAGGCACAATCGGATTTGAAGTACACTCTCCGAATGAGAGGGCTAGACAACAACAGGTTCTCTTACCATTACACGCTGAAAACAATTCTGGAGAATCTGGTTCAGAGAACAAGACTTCCGAAGAATTTCAAGATGAGGGTAACATGGAACTCAATGAATCCAATCGAACCCCCAACAGTTCTACTGACAGCAACGTGGGATGATATTTACGATCCAGGCAGTCTTTCAATGACTTATGGGAAGATTCTTGGTATGGAAATGTATATCCCGCACTTAGATGGAGAAAAACTCGAATCCTTGTGGCGCCATAAAGTAGCGGATATCGTGGGTCTTATGTGGGATCACGAATTACATGAATTTCTTCAATTTGATGGGAAGTATTTATATGATCCACACCCGGAAGGACGAGATGGACCATTGGGATGAATATCTGTCGCAATTTCCAAAAATGTCGGAAGTTAAATCAGGGATTACATATCCTTTAGAGGATGCCCACAAGTATTTTAGATCTAATACCAACCCGGAGATTCGTGGACCAAAGGAAGCGATGATCCAACAACACTTAAGGATGGAATGACCAATGGGTAAATATGTGCCAGATGAAGATGATGTTCAATTGGAACGTCCCGATGATGATAATGCTGGCTTGATGCCTGATGAAACTGGAGATACTAAGGATTTTGTAGATGTTTTGCATGATAAGGTAGAGGAGGCAAATACAGTAAAACACCTGGATGACGATTACGATAAGTTCTTTCGATCCTTCACAAATATTCGCCCGGAGGGCGATCAGATCGAGAGAATTGAGACAATTAGAGACGACTACAAAGCTGTCCTTTCTACCATTATAGCTCTTACTAATCGTACTCCTGAGAGAACCATTGCTCTACGTAAATTAGAAGAATCTTTGATGTACGCTGTTAAGTGTATCGCATTAGAGACCTGATGTGGTTACTTTGGGTGATAGTTGTCATTTGTATTATACTTCTGCTGTATTTGACATTCTTCTACATCATGGGAAAGGTATTCAGTTCTGATGCCACTAGTAAAGACAACACGAAACGACGACGACGGAACACTTAAACAAACAATGCGGATTAATGATGAATGGAGTGCATCGCTCTATCATGATCCTGAAGATGAAAGAAAGTGTTCTCTCGTTGTTGAAACTTTAATTGAACGATTTGTACTTGATGTTTATGTAACTGATAGGGAGAAGGCCACCGATGCGTTCAACCAGTTATTCGATACCCTACAGGAGATTCAAATCGGAGACTAGAATGTTTACCCTTAACCAAATCATCCATTTTCTGAAGACTTGCGAGAGCCAGGATTTGACTTTGAATGATGTTATTCAGATTCTTGAATACACCGGTTCTGAGCAAATTCCTCAAACTATCAAGGATCCTCATGTATTTAGTGTCTCCCAGCCAGTTTAGTTGTCATCAGAAATGTCCACAACTTCATAAGTACATCTATGAGATGGGATATCGTCCTAATCTCGGCACTGAGAAGCACTTTGAAGTAGGGCTCTATTTCCATGAACTAGCACACTTCTACTATCAGCTATTGAAAGCTGGTTACAAAGTAGGGGACCCGCTTACCTTTTCCGCAATGGATACAAAGATGCGGAATGATATCATGGAAGTTCATGACGACTTTATTGGTACACTGACACAGGTACATTTGATCTTTAGACGGTATCTCGATCGTCGCACAGAAGATATTGATATGGGAATACAGATTGTTGAGGTTGAAAAGGAGCTTCAGTATCCCCTGTATGAAAATGCTGGGTTACACGGTATTGTCGACTTGCTTTACAGAAGTAGAGGAAGACTTATTCTTCGGGATCATAAGACTGGAGAAAACAAATCGGCACATTCCGATGACTCTGTTGAAATGGATGCTCAGTTGATCCTGTATGCATGTATTATTTGGATGTTGTTTGATGAAGTTCCAATCGTGGAAATATCTTGGGTTAACACCAAGATTGACTACAAAAATGGAGCGACCAACGATCAGTTATTTGGACTCTATAGGAAGACTTTGACTAAAGAATACCTAGAAGCCTTCTGGACATACTTCCGTGATTACGTCTATCATATGCAGACTGTACCCGCGATAAGACACATCAGCAGTTTCAACTGTAAAGGTTGTAAGTTTAGAGACCCCTGTAACTTTGAATTGCGTGGTTTGTCAATCAAAGGTATGCTTGAATCCAACTACAAGCATGTCGAGAGAGACTATGAGTTTTCCAAATTCACAGAGATTGCACGAAAGCACACCAAGACAGACACTTCCAGTGAAATCAATCCAGATAATTCTAGAGGATGGTTCACAATTAACGGTAGAGTGCCCGCCTAATGGACGTGGCTTTTATAGGGTTACTGACAAATTGATGTATGGTTGTTCCATTGTTGAACATGAGGTGAATATTAGTTATGATCCTAAAACCATTAACACTTGACCAGATAGTATGGTACGTAAAGGTACTCCTGTATGGACCAGAAGGTGAGGGAAAAACATTTTGGACAGCTGATAATTGTCCTAAGCCTGCTGTTTGGATAGATTTCGAGAGAAGTTCTGATACTATTAAGAAAGCCTCAGAAACAATTCGCCCCTCCTGGAAAGACGAGATTGAGGTTATTCCTATTGGTACTGGAAATACTCCCGATGAAGTAAGAGACTTCTGTAGGAATGTTGAGAAGACTAAGTTTAAAACTTTAGTCCTCGATACTCTTTCTACATCACAAACCTTCCAACTAGATCACTGGATGACAACAGGTAGAACTAAAGGTGATAAAGGTGGAATGGCGGAGTGGAAAGATTATCGTTGGTCTACGACATTGTTTAGTCGCATTCTCATGGACTTGCAACAGGCAAATATTAATATCGTAATCATAGGTCATGAAAAGATCTATTGGGAGGGAGAAGGAGAATCCCGTAAAAAGACCGAAGTAGGTCCTGCTGTTACACCAGCATTACATGATGCTGTGAAGCAGTTGGTATCTGGAGTTATACGACTTCAGAACAAAACAACCACTAAATTAGTGGCTGGAAAGTCCGTTACTGAAACTAAAGCTACAATGCTTGTTAGACGTAAAGGATTGTACGTTGCTAAGAATCGGTACGGATTAATGCAACAAGAAGTAGAATCTCCTACATGGGAGAATCTTTTTGGAATTGGAGAATTAACTGATGCCTATTGATATGGACCTGGGTGGTGTTGCTTCTGCTGGTACACCCCTCCCTGAAGGCGACTATGTCTTTGACATTGTTGATGCAACTTGTAAGAAGGCTGGTCAAGGTAAAGGCGGATATAACTTCCGTTTGCGTCTTGAAGTGGCCGAAGAAAGTGGAGATGAGATTGGAAGAACTCATCTAGAGAACCTCAATGTTCAGGAATCAACAAAGCCATTCGTAAAGGCTTTCATCACTAAGTGGTTGAACCAGACTGATGATGAAGTCACTCGAATGACTTTCGATATCAATGATCCTGACGATGCGGATTCCTACGATGAGTCTATTCCAGATTACACTGTTCGTAGTCTCAATGATGTTGAAGTCATTGGAACTAAGATCGGTGGAACGATTAAGCACACAGATGGTGAGAAGTCCGTAGTTTACGGCAACATCATTGCGTGGCATTCCGTTACTGAATAACTGATTAGGGAGGCTAGTCTACGGATTAGCCTCCCTTTTCCGTTTTTGTACGAGAAAAGGACATGGACGACCTTTCGAGATTCCTAGACTTCTTATTCGAGGAAACCGAAGGTTATGTATACGTAGCAACAAAAGACACTTTGGCGGTAGACCAAAAGTGGGAACAAAAGTTCTTTCATTGGCCGGAGAAGAAACAACAAGTCTACGATTATGTAACCAGAAATCAGGAGACACTAGATGTCTACGTAGCCCCAGCTTTATACAAGACAGGCTTAAATGCTCTTAAGCCTAACGTACAAGGATCATCCGTTGTTTGGGTAGAATTCGATGGGCAAGAAGAAATTGATTTTCAAGATTTACCCGAGCCAGATTGCGTTATTCAAACCAGTGGCGAAACGCATATGCATTGCTACTGGAAGGTTCCCTACTTTACCGACATTAAAGTCCTAGAGGGAATCAATAGACGATTGATGTTTTATCTAGAGGCGGATGCTTCTGGATATGATGCTACACAAGTTCTAAGACCCCCTCAATCAAAAAACTGGAAAAGAGAAGGTATTCCAGTAACTTTAAAGCACCTACAGGGGCAGGGATCGCTCTTTCCAAAAGAACTATCCGTTTTTGATATTGCTCCAATAGTAGAGCGAGAAGTAATCCGGCTAAATGCCACAATGCTTCTTGATGTTCAAGACCTTCTTAAAGTTCTCCCTCTGCATGTTCATCTTAAAAAGAGGATCATCAGTGAAACGCCAAGTAAAGATTCCCGTGCCCGTTCGTCCTTCCTCACTAAAATTGCACACGAACTGGCAGAAACTGGATGCAACCACCTTCAAATCGTCACCCTATTATCGTATGTGGATGACAGAGTTGGTAAGTTCAAAGGTAGAAAAGATAAACTTACGAGACTCTCTGAGCTTGCGAGTCTTGCTCTTTTGGCCCATCAAGTCGAAGAAGGCTATACTCTCTATAGTCCATTGGACATTATCAACCACAAAGAAAACCTCGAATGGATCATAGATAATTGGATACACACAAAAGGTTTTGCAATATTAACAGGTCCGCCTGCTGCTGGAAAAACTCAGCTAATGGTAGAACTCACTTGGCATTTAGCGACTCAATCTGATTTCTTTGGAAAGAGCATAGTATCCAACGATCTTAGAATGTTGGTAATTTCTCTAGAAATGTCAGCTATAGAGTTACAATACATCTTCCAACGTTTGAACAAGAAATTCGATAGCAGTGCAGTATGGAATCAGAATGTGAGAATTCTTGATGAAGAAAAAACTCTCATGGAGTATGAGGAAATTATTGCTGATTACAAGCCGCACATCGTTTTTTTGGATTCGCTAACAGAACTTGCATCTGAGGAGTTAAAAGAAGCTGAAGCTAGAGCCATAACAAGATGGATCAAGAAGTGTCGCAGAAAATATAACACGGCCTGGTTATGTATACACCATAATCGTAAAGACACCAGTCGTAAGAAGTTCAAAGAAACTCAGTTGGGTGACGTCTATGGTTCATACATTTTTGGTAAAGATTCTGATACTGTACTGAACTTGGAACGTGATGTGGATGATGATAAACTTATTGCCTTGTACTCCTTAAAGAACCGATACGATCGCAAATTCATGGTGGACTTAGTGCAAGATACTGAGACACTATATTATTCGTTGAAAGGTACACCCTTAGATGTTGGTGAACACGAGGGAGCAGCTAGCCCAGGTAGAATCTCTCTTGATCTCTCGGACACAGCTTCCCATAGCGATTGATACTGAAACTAATTGGACAGATTCTTATGCAGAGAGATTCTGCTTAGGCGTATCAATTGCTCAGGGAGATGAACATTGGTATATTCCTGTAGGGCATAGACCTATTGTCGGTACTCCGCAAGAGAACATAGATTACATTCCTCCAGAGTTCTTTAAAGCTCTAGAGCCGTTTACAATTATTATGCACAACGCTAAGTTCGACTTGCATGTGCTCAGATCCTTAGGTTATAATGGTAGATATAATAATCTATTCGATACAATGTTGATGCACCATTTTATTGATGAGAATTCATTTCATGATCTAGAATTCTTATCTAACAAATTCTGTACAGTTCCTAAGAATGCAAAACTTAAAAAAGCTCTCATGTTATGCTGGGACAACTCACCTATCTATGGGATGGATAGATATGCGCAGGAAGATGCCGTTTCTACTTTGCAATTGTTTGATGCACTCAGACCATCATTCGGCCCATATGAGGCAGCATGGAATGAGGTTGACAGATACTATCTCTACTGTTTACTGGATATGGAAGCGAAAGGTATTCCAATTGACAAGAGAGAATGTGCAAGACAAGAAATCTTGTGCCGAGAGCGAATGGCAGCTATCAAAAGTGAACTCGGTTGGGATTGTGGTTCCAGTAATCTTCTACATGAAAAACTCTTCTCAGAGAGTCCTAGAGGTTATGGACTCACTCCTCTTAGTTACACTGGTAACAACAAACCCCAGATCAATACGAATTTCTTGGAAAAGACGAATCACCCTGTCTGTGGCCTTATTCTTGAGTATCGTCGGTGTCAAAAAATGGCGTCATCCTACTTTGCCAATTATCTACGTATATCTGGATCAGAGAGTAGGTTGCATCCGACTTTCAAAATGCATGGAACTGTCACCGGACGCTTATCTTGTGAATACCCTAATCTCCAACAAGTTCCTAGAGATTCAGGCGTCAAGAAAATGTTTCTGCCGGAGGATTCCTACCAACTCTGGGAAGTTGACTTCCGAAATCTAGAAATGAGAATGGCTACGGTTTATTCTCAATGTCCTGCTCTACTGGAAATTTTTAAGGAGGAAGGTGATGTCCATCAATCGGTTGCAGATGCACTCGGAATCACAAGGCAACTTGCAAAAATTGTCAACTTCTTACTTATTTATGGTGGACAAGCAGAAGCTCTATCTTACCAAGCTAAGATTAGTATCCGTCAAGCGCAAAGGGTCTACGGAGACTATCAACGGAACTATCCTGAGTTATTTAGATTCGCTAAAAATGCTGAAGCGATTGCTCAATCTAAAGGGCAGATACGTTTGTTTAGTGGACGACACAGGCACTTTCAGTATCAGTCTGAATGCCGCAAAGCATTTAACGCTATCGTTCAAGGAGGAGGATTTGAACTCGTCAAAAGGTCGATGCTCCTTCTTGAAAAGGCCGGATTTGACATGCGAAACCAAGTTCACGATTCAGTATGGATTAATTGTAGTTCTCAGAAGGATGCGGAAGAAGCAGCCCACCTTATGTCTGATTGGACAGAAAAAGATTTTGGTCTACTTTTCAGCACTGACATAAAGAGGTTAAACTAATGACTCTTATAGAACAAATGGCAGGACACGCCAAACACATAGAAGAAGCAGAGAAAGCCTTAGAGAATGCTAAAATGAGCGGCGATTCTCAATTGAAAAACGAATGGTATAACATTGCTAATACACATTGTCGACTAGCAATAGCATATGCAACGAGGTTTCACTGATGGGATGGTTTTTACTTAAACTAGAAATGTCCGATGAAGAAGCAGCTATAGAGCAACTTCGATTCTACAATGAACATCTGGTTCATAGAGATGGTGTAGAATACATTGAGACTGGCGAGAAGGATTGGAGAACACATTCTCTCAAACCAGAATATGAATTCAAAGCTGTATTAGATTATGGTACAGGTTTGTACGTAATTCATAAAGAAACAGGAGAAGTATGCGAACATTACATGAAATGGTTCTGTAACGATTCTGTACTTCTTTGTACCATTTGCCACTTTGAGGGAACATAATGGATGAACTAACCTATATTCCTGTAGCAACTGAACAAACACCATTGCCATATTCTGTGATAGCTGTATCAAACGTCCACCCAACAGCTAAAGGTCTGATAGCTATGTTTAAATTCGAGGATGACAGAGATGCATTCATTAAATCTAAGAATGAAGCTGATGGCTAGATATCAACTCACCTTTGGACCACCAATTGATACTAGAAAAGTACCATGCGACAGATGCGGTTTAATGGATGCATCTGTTAAAAGATGGGGTAATAAATTACCATGTCAATGCGGTAATGTTCCTCTATGCGAAGACTGTTTTAATATTCACGCTGACGAAATAGCTAGAGAGGTAATAGGATAATGTTTTTTGTAATCGACTTTGAAACAAACGCACTTGATCCCTGGCAGGGAGAGCCATTAACACTAGGGATTGTTCCTGTAACTCATTATGGAGAGATCCTACAGGAGTCTACATTCTACACAGAATTTGATACAACTTTTATTACTCCAGATTGGGCATTTCCAGCTAACTTAACTGATACACAAGCTTGGTGGAATGAAAAGCGTCAAAATGATGACCCGGCTTTTGCAGCTGCCTGGTTGAGATATACAGATGCAGAAATTAAACGGGACAGTGTAATTCTAGATGAGCTTGATGAATATGTAGGCATGATTGAGCCTGATAAAGATAAAAGATTCATGTGCGCTAATCCAATGTTATTTGATGGAATGTGGATGAATTATATTTACTCCATGCAAGATAGGAGTCATCCATTTCACTATCGCAATTTGTGCCTGCGCAGCATGAGATATGGTTTGGAATATGGTGGCAATCCGGAATTTGGAAATGCTCGAGATGAGCACCAACTCAACGGATACATTCCACATCATGCACTTTGGGATGCTAGAATGGAAGCTATAGATTTAGTAACTCTAATGCGAAGGAGTGTAAGTGATACGGCTCTTATTAAGCAGTATTCTGCTCACTTTGATTAGTCCAGAATCAGCAACAGTTGATTCTACGGCTGATAGACTAGAACGAATTAACTTGACTCCAACCTACATCAAAGGCGATTGTGGCTCTCTTGAACAATTATTCAGATTCCATGGAATGACCAATGAAGAACATGCATTTTTCTTTAGTAGAGGTATTCTTAAACGAGAATCTGAGTGTGGTAGGGATACCTACAATGAGGCTACTGGTGATACAGGAGTCTGCCAAATCAATCCAGTCCATTCCAGATCAGGTTACTTTTTTGGAAAATATTACGAGCACGGATGGACTATTGACTTATTTGGCTTCACAGCTGGACATAAAGGAATTGATAGAGACGATCCCAATATTATCCCAGCATGTCTTTGGCTTCTCAGAGGCGGGAATTACACACCCGGAAAGTTGAATACATCACCATGGAGTTTACAAAGATAACCTACAGGAGTTCATTTACGGAAGAAGCTGTTGATTTAATTTGCCCCTGGTCTGATGATTCTGATATGACTCCTCCGACTACTTTAATATTTCACCGAGATCAAAAGAATGTGCGCTTTATGCTTTGTAGTCGAGAAATAGTAAAGATCTGTTCATGAAGCGACTTCTAGGAATTGATCCTGGGGAATCGACTGGTTGGGCATCTGTAACTCTAGACGAAACAGGGGTTTTGAAAGTCGTTGATTTCGGCGTATCCCGAGATTTGACAACACACGAACTTTCGGATCATATTTCGGATTCTGATCTAATGATAATTGAGTCTTTTTTAGTTGATCCAGCAATGTCTCGAAAAGGTGCTTTTGACCATTCTGATATGAAGACGATTCAGGTGATAGGAGCGTTGAAACTTCAATCCCGTTTACACGACACGCCATTTGTCGAGCAAAGTCGAAGCGTGAAACCTGTGGGGTACGGATATCTT